ATCGGAACCACGGTTACAGCGACGATCAGCAACTACCGTTGGTCGCTTAGGGACATCACGGGCGGATCGAACAGCGTGATTGCAAGAGGCGTTTTCTCAGTGCAGGAGGCGGCTAGCGATGCCTAGGTTGTGCCGTTGCGGACAGATTGTAAAGGATCGGTGCGAGTGCCAAGGCGGGGCAAGCACGCAACGCAGGGACACTACTAGCGAAGGGCATGGGCAGGATCATCGTAAGGCATCGGAACGGTACAGGGCAGAGCATCCGCTATGCGAACGGTGCGTGATGCTTTACGGTGCTGTCGATGCCAAGCCATCGAAGGATATGCACCATATACACTCGATTCGGTCAGCACCTCACTTACGAATGAGCCCTGATAATTGGCTTGCCGTTTGCGGGCCTTGCCATGAGGATATAGAGGGCGATGAGATGCAAGGCATGAAAGTCAAGCGATGGTCGGAGCGTGCGTATAACGCAGCAATGGAGGGCTCTAGCGGTCTGAAACCGGGGGTATCCGAAAAGCTTGGATCGACCGTCGCCGATCTGTCGCAATCGCTTTCGGGACTATCTCCCAAAATGGGGGTTCGCAATGGCTAAGGGTCGAAAACCGCTTTCGCAGTCCGTCAAAGAGGCGTCTGGATCGTTTGTTAAGCATCCTGAGCGACGCAATAACGATGAGCCCAAACCAAAACTTGGCCGTCCTGATTGCCCTGAGTCTGTTGCTTCCGATCCAGTCGCCAAAGCTCGTTGGGACTGGGTTTGCGATCAACTCGACTCGATGAAACTGCTTGCCGTGACCGACGAAGGCCTAATCGCTGGCTACTGCCTCGATTATTCGATGATGTTGTCGCTTTGGGATGTCATCAAAGGCGGCAATGTTTCAGACATGGACGACAAGGGGCGAACTAAACTCAAACCTGAGGCCAATCAGTTCCACACTTACAGCGATCGTTTGCTTAAGCGTGAAGCAGAATTAGGTTTAACTCCGTCGAGTCGATCGAGATTGAAAGCACCACAAACTGAAAAAGAAGATGAGTTTACTTTGTGGCTCAAGCGACGCGAAGAACGGCGGAGGGCAGTTTGATTTGTAGCGGCGTTGGCTTACGAGTTGAGGAGTATTGCAGATCCATCGAGGATGGTTCGATCGTTGCTTGCGATCGCGTCAAAGATGCGGTCATGCGGTTCCGGCTTGATATGCAACGCCAATCGACGCCAGATTTTCCTTACTACTTCGACGCCGTTGAGGCTGAGGACGCTTGCGATTTCTTCCCAGGTCTTTTGAAGCATTCTATTGGCGAATACTCCGGCAAGCCCTTGATCCTCGAAGATTGGCAGTTGTTTGGGCTTTGGAATATCTTTGGATGGAAACGAGATGAAGACGGAACGCGAAGATTTCGCAAGGTCTATTGGTCAATGGCTCGAAAGAACGGCAAGTCTACTTTGGTTGCTGGAATGTGCCACTTCTTGGCGATGGCTGATATTGACCCAAAGACCGGCAAGCCTGAGGCGGTTGGTCAGATCCTTTTGACGGCAACCAAAAAGGAACAAGCGGCGGTAGTCTACGACGAGTGCGAGCGAATGGTCGAGCGATCGGGTCCACTTTCAGAACATTCCGACATCCGCAACGAAACGATCACTTATAAACACAACGGCTCATTTATTCGCAAGGTGTCAAGCGACAAGCCCTTTGATGGTTTGAACCCTCATTGCGTGGTGATGGATGAGTTGCACCAATGGGCCAAGCATCACAAGAAGTTTTACGATACGATGGTGACGGGCAGCGGCTCACGCTCTCAACCGTTGCATTTGATCATCACGACAGCAGGTGCCGATGATTCGCACTTGTGGCTCAGGGAATATCAATACGCGGTCAATGTCGTATCTGGTATACATCGGGACGAGTCGCTATTTGCTTTGATTTATGAACTCGACGAAAAGGACGATCCAGGGGACGAGGCTTTATGGATCAAAGCCAACCCAAACCTTAACGTCTCGATCAAACTGCCATATCTTCGGCAACGATGGAACGAAGAAAAACACGACGCTATCGGTCGGAATGTTTTTACCCGGTTCCACGGCAATCGCATTGTGGCATCCACAGAAAAAGCTTTCGACCTAACGGCGTTCGATCGATGCGTAGGCGTGCATTCTGATTGGTCACAGGCTGACGGACTTGGTTCAGGCGTCGACTTGGGCGCCAGGGATGACTTGGCGTCCTACGGTCTTTGTGCTCGATTCCCGATCGATGTTGACGACGAGGGAAAGACCGTTTACCGATACGAAATCAAGGTTCGTTCGTACATCGCCAACGATTCACGGCGCGACCTGACTGCGATGCCGTTTTCGCAATTCGTTTTCGATGGGGAAATCACCAAGGCCCAATACCCGATCGAAGATTTGACCGAAGCACTCATTGAGGATCTGCAGCGGTACGGCGTCGGAACCACTGCTTACGATCCATACAACGGGCAGCAACTCGGCGAGCGGTTGACCAAGGAGGGAATCTTGGCGGCTCGAATGGCACAAAACCAGGCCAACTTCAATGAGGCGATTCGCGATTTCATCGAGCTTATGCGATGCGGTCGGCTGGTTTTCGAGGATTCCAAGTTGCTTCGCTGGTGCGCCAACAATGCTATAATCTGCAAGGATCGCCAAGATCGGTGGATGTTCGATAAAGCGAAATCGAAAGACAAGATCGACGCGATCGTCGCTGCGGTTATGGCTTATCGAATTGCAAGCCTACAGCCTGAGCGTTCGTCTGGTAGTCTTTACGTCACTTAGGAGAAAAAATGGCAAGTCTATTAGAACGGATGATCGGTTGGGCTGGTTACTCATGGGACTTAACGACCGCCAAACTTGGCGTCAAGGAATCACTTTCGGTCCCACCGGCTTGGTACGCGCACAACAAACTAACCGGAGACTTTGCAAGGCTTCCGGTCGACGTTAAACGGGTGCAAGGCAAAGGGGCGGTCAATGATACCCGGCACGATGGCTATCGATTGCTTAGAGAACAGCCAAACGCGATTCAATCGCCAACAACGTTCAAGGCTCAGATCCTTTCCCATGCCTTACTCAAGGGCAACGGCAGAGCGGCAATCATTCGCAGCGGGTCAAGCGTCAACGAGTTAATACCGATGATGCCAGAGAGAACATGGACGATCATTTACAAGGGCCAGAAATGGCATATCTACAAGCCTGAAAACCAGGACAAAAAAGAACTTTTCGATACGTTTGACACGGACAAAAATGGCTACCTGGTGTTTCGCGATGCCGACGTTTTGCACGTTAGCGGTTTTTCGTATGATGGGATCGAAGGGATCGGACTTTTGGACATCGCCAATGGAACTTTTGGCACTTCATACGAGGCGGGAAAGTTCCAAAACAACCAGACCAAGAAAGGTTTTCGCGGAAAGTTGATTTTACAGGCACCTCCGGCAGCGTTTCGCAAGGCTGAGGACGCCAAAGAGTTTATCGACCAGTTTAACGCGTCCGAGCTAGGCAGCGACAACGCGGGCAAGGCTGGTCTGTTGCGCGAAGGCATCACGGCCAACGCGATTTCGATGTCAAATAACGACGCCCAATTCGTGGAGCTCCAAAAGTTTAATCGCCAAGACATCGGCATGTTATTTGGGCTCGATGCGATGCCGGGCGATGGGGAAACCGATTCTTACAATTCGCGGGAACAAGCAGCGATTAACTACCTTCAATGCCTCGATCGGTGGTTAGTCCAGTTTGAAGAGCAATGCGACATGAAACTCAGGACCGAGTCGGAGCGTCGTCTCGGTCGAGTGTATTTCAAATTCAATACCGCTGCGATTCTGAGGACTGATTTGAAGACCACGATCGATGCTTTCTCGATTGCGATTGCTTCGCGGATTATGAACCCGAATGAATGCCGATCAAAACTGGATCTCAATCCATACGACGGCGGCGACGAGTTTATCAACCCCAATATCCAGCAGTCCAGCGGTTCAGCGAGTCCAGGCGAAGTTGAAGACACGCAAGAGGACGACAGCGAAGACGCTTCTGACGACGATACCACGCAGGCCAGGAACGCTAGAGCGGTCGAAGAAACGCTCCGCAGTCTGATCAGGACTGAGGCCAACAACGCAATCAACGCATCTAAAAAGGCTGGTTTTGTGGCTTGGATTGGTCGCAACTACCCGCGATGGGAAAACAAGCTTGCTGACAAGTTTGAAGCGATCGGGCTCGATCGGGACTTGGCTACCAAACATTGCCAAGAATCGACGCAGCAACTTGCTACGGTGGCGGCTCAATACGGCCAAAAAGACTTGGAAACCGCGGTAAAGAACACGGTAGGAACTTGGGAAAACAGGGCGATTAGCCTACAGAAAGGGAAAGAATGATCGAAATCATCAACGAAACCAACGAAATTATCCTAAGCGGAATTGTCGGCGATGGATGGGACGATCAGCCAATAACGGCCAAGGAAGTTGGCAAGGCGTTGAAGGTTTTCGGCTCTAACGCAATCACCGTGAGAATCAACAGCCCAGGCGGCGCGGCTGACGAAGGAATAGCGATCTACAATTTGCTCAAGAATCACAGCGGCGAAGTAACGACGGTCAATGATAGCCTAGCGGCATCGGCGGCAAGCGTGATTTTTCTCGGTGGCTCGAAGCGACTTATGGGCGATGGGTCGCGACTTATGATCCATAGGGCGATGGGTCTTGCATTTGGCAACCAAGACGAGATCAAGAAGATGCTCGCGGCATTGGAATCCTACGATCGATCCTTGGTTGAAATTTACGATCAGTACATTTTGTCAGATGCCAAAACAGACGAAGAAAAGCAAAATCAAAAAGCCAAAATCGAAGCATTGATGGCCAAGGAAACTTGGTTTGAATCGGAATTGGCGATCGAATCGGGCTTGGCAACGGGTCGCTATTCGACCGACAAAAAGAAGAAGACTAAGGCTCAATTTGACCAAGCGAAATCGAATTTACTTCGGGCTAAGATGGCGGCGTTTGCAAAAAGGCTTGACTCGGCGAAATAGTTTGCTAGTCTGATTGGCACTGAGCGAAAGTCTCAAACAACTTGCAACTGATTAGCGGCAAGACGGTACACGGTTCAAAATTTTTGTCCCGTGGCAGTCATGCCGCTATTTTGGTTT